CCCGCCTGCGAGCGCGAAGACGGCGGTGATCACCCCGGCGAACTTGAACGCGGTGATCGTGGTGCGCAGCAGCTTGGCCCGCTTGCCCGCGTTGTCCGCCTTTTTGGCAAACTTGTCCAGTCCGGTCGACCCGGCGGCGGCCTTGCCGCCGGTCTTGGCGGCCTCGTCGCCCAGGTCCTTGACCGGCTTCTTGGCCTGCCGGGCTTGCTTGCCCGCGTCGTCGGCCGACTCGGCGGCCTTGTCCATGCCACCGGCGAACTCGGCGCCGCCTTTGGCCCCGGCGCGCCCCAGCGCACCCATCTCGTCTTCGAGTGACTTGATCCGCTGCTCGATACGGGCCACGGCTTCGGAGATGTCGTCGTTGAGGCTGGCGTCGATGCGCACCTCATCCGGCATGCCCCACCTCCCGACCTCTCCGTGCCCGGCTGCGGCTGATCGTGACACGTGATCGCGGCCGGTTCCGGGAGGCGCGCGGGGCCCGGCCGGGAACGCGAAACGGCCGGTCAGCACCCGCACTGACCGGCCGTTCTCGCGGCTCCCCAACCGACGGTGTTGATCTTACTTCTTCTTCTTGGCCTCCCGCTTCGCGGCCTCCGCCTCGGCGTGCTTGTCGCGAGCCACGACCTGGGCCGCCGCGATGCGCACCATCATCGGGAACTCGTCGCCGCCGTCACGGAGCAGCGCCACCGGGTCCAGCTTGAACTCCCGGGCGACCCGGGCGGCTTGCACCACCGACTCGTGGTGACTCAGGAACTCCAGTAACACCTCGGAGCGCCGTTTCCGGATCGGGTTGGCACTGCTCAGCTCGTAGGGTCCTCACCCTCCTCGTCGAGCCCGTACATGGCTTCCTCGGTCCATCCGGCGGCGGTGAGAACCTGCTGCCCCGCGCGCAGCAGGTCCGCGTCGCGCGGGAACAGCCGCTTGACCGCCGTCGCCGAGTCCAGCGCCTTCAGCCGCTCCCACACCGCCCGGTCCGACAGCGTGAGCACGTTGCCGTCGCTGTCGGTGATGGTGCGCCAGGCGCCCTCGTCGTCGGCCTTCGCGCCCTTGCGCCGCACCTGCACGCTGGTGCAGGTGTGCACGAGCACGGCCGAGCTGAAGACCGCCTGGTCCATAGCCAGCGGTGAGACTTGCGCGGCGCTGCGCAGCTTGGGGGGCAGGGCCCGGCGCTGCCAGCTGGTGAGCCGCTTGGAGGGGATGTCGGTCGAGCACACCAGCCGCAGCGGCAGGCCCGGGATCTCGATCACCTCGGGCTCGGCCTCGATCTTGGTGGCCGCCGCCTCCTCCAGCAGCGCCAGCGTGTCCAGGCCGTCGACCGGCTCGTCGGCGTCGTCGTGCTCGTCGGCCTCGCGGGCCAGCTCGTAGTCCGGGTCGTTTCGGTCGACCGGCCCGCCGGTGGTGTCGAAGGTACTGGTCATGGGGTTACTCCTCCCGGTTGAGCCCGGCACCGCCGGGCCGTGCGCGGCCCAACCGGGAGGTCAAAACCGCGCACAGCCCGGCGACGCCGGACGTGAACCGGCGCACCGGGGGTGCTCCGAGACGGTCGGGCCGCCTCCCCCTGGTGCGCCGGGGCCTGGTGGGTCAGCCGACACTGCCGACGGCGAAGGTCAGCTCGAAGTCGGCCGCGTCGCCGGAGCTGGCATCCGACTCGGGCTCGCGCACGCCGATCAGCAGCGCGTTGGGGTAGACACGCGGACTGGCGCCGCGCACTGCTCGCATGTCACTGGACAGCGGCTGACCGGAGATCGTAGCGCGCATCTGCCCGACCTTCGCGGTCAGGCTGGTCAGCAGCTCCTGGTGGTTCTCCGGGTCGTAAGGCCGGGTCAGCGTGATGTCGCCGACCTCGGGCGGGCTGGCGATCACGTCGGGGATGACGCTGCCGCCGTCCCAGACCTTGGTGGCGTCGCTGGTGACCTCGCCGCCGGACTTCTGGGCGAAGCCGCCGGGGATGCCGTCCACGGTCCAGAGAAACTGCCTCTGCGCTGCCTTCATCGCTGCTGGTCCTCCTGGTTACAGCGCGGCCGTTACGGCGGCCTTGGTGACGGTCAGCATCACCAGGGCCGCTGTCGGCGACACCCGGATGCCCAGCTCGGCGAGCACCTGATTCAGCGCCAGGGACTCGGTGGTGTTCAGCTCGCGCGAGACGTTGACCCGGTAGCCCGGGTCGAGGATGGTCTCCCCGTCGTCGGCGAGCCGGGCGAACAGCCCGTCGGCCGCCGCCATCGGCGCCACGATGCCGATCAGCGTGCCCTCGATCTTGGCCAGCAGGTGCCCGCGTGCGTCGATCACGCCGAACAGGTAGGGCTCCAGCTGCGCGTACGCCTCGGTGACCACGCGGTTCACCGTGTCGGCGCCGATCAGGTAGCCCCAGTTGGCCTCGTCCGCCGCCAGCGAACGCCAGCCGTAGAGGCGTACGAAGCCCGCCACGGTACGGATCACGTTGACCTTGGCCGCGTCGAACTCGTTGCCCTCCAGCGCGGTGTAGGTGACATCGGGGGCGACCACGTAGCGCGCCTTGCTGTTCTCTCCGGCGGCGGCCTGCCAGGGGCCGACGGCGTGCGCACGGGCGCGGGCGGCGGCCACGTAGCCCTCGGGGGAGATGGTGCGGGTGCCGCCGAAGGAGTCGGGCACCCTGATCCAGGGGGCGAACAGTCCGGCCCGCTTGGCGTCGAGCACGGCGGCGGTGTCGATGATCGTCGCGTTGTCGGCGGTGCGGGCCTCGCACAGCAGCGCGATCCGGTTGTTCTCGTCAGCGTGCGCGATCAGTCCGGCGTGGACGGACGGGCCGATGCCGGGGATGGCCACCGCGCCGTCGCCCTTGCCGATATCGAAGCGGGCGAGCGCGTTCACGTAGTCGGTGGCGGTGACGGCTGCGCGGTCGTCGGTTCCGGCCGCCAGGGCCACCGGGCCGACCACCGCCGGGTTGTTGTCCGGCGCGGCGGTCGCCGAGCCCGCGTCAGCGATCTTCACGTACGGGTCGGCCGAGGCGCGGCTGACCGCCTCGGCCGGGGAGTGCAGGTTCGTGTAGTCCTTGACGACCTTGCCGTCCAGCAGCACCTTCAGCCGGAAGGTGTCGGCGGTGGCGCCTGCGACCACCTGCACCGACACCCGCGAGGACCAGGCGCCCGGGTTGCGGGCGGTCACGTTGAGTGTGGCCACCGGCGTCTCGGCCTGGTCCATGAGTGGCGAGGCGAGCGCACCGGTGGTGGCGGCCGGGCCGACCACGCGCGTGCAGTAGGCCCGGGTGCCGCCTTCCTCGAAGAACGCCTTCAGGTCGTCCCACAGCGCGCCGTAGGACTGGCGGGTGCCGAAGTTGGCCTCGAACTCGGCGAAGCTGTTGACCAGCACGGCGGTGTCGGCGGCGCCGCGCTCGGCAAGCCCGACTGCGAAGTAGGTGCTGGCGGGCGCAACGGTCGGCGCGCTCGGGCCCGCGACCGCTCCGGTGGTGATCGTGATGCCCGGCATCTGCTACTCCCCTTCTCGGGTTGACTTGCCAGCTGCCGGGCGGCTACGGTTCAAGTTTGACCATGAGGCGACCAGCGCTGGTCGCATCGTGGCATCTCAGTCGGGCTTCTCCTGGGTGGACACGCCGGAGCCGCTGTCGGTCTTGTCGGCGGCCCTGTCGGCCGACCTCGCGCTGGTGGTGTTCGCCGCCTTGCCCTTCGGCTCGGCAGGCTTCTCCTCGACCAGCAGGCCCGCCTCCACCGCGCTGCGCGCCACCGGGTTCAGCTCGTCGAGTGTCACCCGCTCGATGCTGCCCAGCGTGCGGCCTTCTTCGTCGTAGACCACCGGGGTCGGCTCCGGGTTGAACAGGACGGTCTTGTTCTTCGTGGCCATGGCTCACTCTCCAGGTAGTGGTTGGTTCGCACCGACCGCCGTGATGGTCGGCGTGATGGTTTCGGCGGACCCGAGCGCAGTGATCGTGGAACCGGCGTCCACGTGCTCCTCGGCATCCAGGTCAATGGACAGGATGGCGGCGGCCCAGCAGCGCGTACCCGCCGCGCGTACCGGCACCCCGAAGTCCTCGGTGTAGGTGTCCTCGCGCAATCGGTAGCCGCTCTCGCCGCCCTCGTTGGTGAGCGTCGGATACTCGAACAGGCACAGCCGCGCGCAGACGGCGAGGTTGTCGCGGGCCCTGATCGAGGCGTCCCAGTCGTCGCCCTTGGCCCAGACGTAGGCCCGGCAGGAGTACCGGTTGTGGTACTCCGGGGTGCCCAGCTCGTCGAAGTCGCCGGTGCGCACCGAGCGCAGCAGGCGTGGGTTGATCACCGCGACCAGCGACTCCTGCTCGGCGATGATGTTCTCCGGCGGGTCGCCGGAGACGAACTTGCTGACCTCGGGCAGCCCGGCCGCGTCCAGGTTCCACGCCTGTCGCAACAGCGGGATCTTGCGCGGCATCTCCGAGGACAGCAACAGCGTGAGCTGGTCGCGCACCCCGTCGGCTCCCCGCATCGGGCCTACCTCCCCTCGGTTCGCGCGCTGACCCGCGCCTCGCCGGATACGATCCAGGACTTGATAGCCGAGGTGGCCGCGCCCTCGCGCTGGATGGTGCGGGTGTCCCACAGCGGCCGGGCCGGGATATGCGCCCGGGGCGCGCCCCGATGGTGGATGCCCGCGTAATCCACGCGAGTACCGGCCGTCAGGTCGTGCGGGCCGACCCGCTCGAAGCCCATCGGCCGGTCGGCGACCGAGCGCAGCAGAATGTTCTCGCGTACCAGGATGTCGCCGGTGAACCCCAGCGACCGCTTGGCGCGCACGGTGGCGGGCCGCAGCTCGCGCCACGGTGTGCCCCAGCGTTTGCCCTGGGTGCCGAACTGCTGGCGATTGCCGTGGGTGAACCAGTCGAGGAAGGCGTTCCAAGCGGGCTGCGCGTTCTGTGCGCGTTCACGCATGGCGCGCAGTGTGCGCCGCGCCTCGGCCCAGCCGTGCGCGTCGAACCTCGGGGCAAAGGTCGTGGTCATGGCATCACCGGTAGGCCGCCAGGTTGCGGAAGCCGCCGAGCTTGGCCATCTCGGCGTCGGTCCAGTCCTCGGCGGGCACCGGCGGCGGCTTGGCCCCA